AATACCGTATCCAGCTAAAACTTTTTCTATTTTTCTTTTTCTTTCATTTTCTCTTATATTGCTTTCACTTTGTTCTATTGGTGTTTTAGTTGTATTTGTATTATTACTACTATCATTTTTAAAAAAACTAGTTCCTCTTATCGCATTAAAAATAGCACCAACAGGTGATGATTCTATTAATCCTGCTTTTCTAACCATGGTTGGTGTATTAGATCCATCTATATATTCTAAAGTATTATATCCAGTTACAGCTCTAGAAATATCACCACCTAATTGTTTTAGCGTAGGAGCATTTGCAGTTAGTTGTGGTGTTTGTTTTGAAAGTATAGTTTCACCTTTTTCGTTTTTCATTCCTGTTCCAACAAAACTCATTCTTTCTACTCCATCAGAACCAGTAAATTTCTTACCACCTAACATTTCTCCTACTTCTTGAGTACGTAAATCGTTTGCATATTTTTCTACATTAGCTGGTCTACGATATTTAGAACCTATTTCACCGATATTTTTACTAATAGCATTAAAAGATTTTCCTGTAGTTCTTTTAATTGTTTCTGCTTGTTGTGTTGTAGCAGTAGCTAATCCAGTAGTTCCAGACATAGCCAAAGATTGACCTGGACCCATTCCAGATACTTTTTTTTTATTATTTCCTCCTCCACCTCCAGATGTTGGTTTACTTGATCCCATTATGTTTCTTGTCCTTCTGTAAAAAATCCAGCTCCACCAGCTCTTGTAAACAATGATCTATTACCGAGCTTACCTTCGATAAATCTTTTTTTTCTTTTAGCCATAGCTTCTTCTTGTTCTTTTTTTATACGTTCTTCCTCCATACGCTTTTCTTTTAATTGTCTTTCTAGCTCTGGATCAGGCTTATATTTTGGTGTTCTTAAAAATCCCATTGTTCACAACCATGTTTCTTTAAGTATTTATATAACTGAAAAGGGGTAATAATCAATCTATTTATTCCTAGCACTCTCATAATGACAGTTACACAAGAATGTTCTCTCAACCATGCAGCTTGAAATAATCTCCACTTATGGCGAAATGTCTTGCATTTTAAAATAATACCATCATGTTGTTTTATATAGACCATCATCTGATCTACTTCTGTACCATCTATAATATTTAAGTCTAATCTTCTGTGTATATGTTCTACTACCATCCATTTATCTTTTTTTGGAAAGTATGCAAAAGCACCACAATGTGCCATCCCATTTTTTCTGAACCTGTGATACCACTCATGGTTTGGTGGATCATAAAAAAATACTAGCCATTCCTTCGGAAAATATCCCACTTTTTCCTCCTGTTCATAGAACTACGATCAAATATATTCCAGTTCTTATAAGCATTAGATACTTGTGGTTTTGCTGGACCTATAGTTAATGATCTACCTTCTCCTGCACCTAACATTAAATATTGTAGTGCATCATGTACGTGTGAAAATTTATTTTTATTAGGTTTATCCTCATATCTTTCTCCAGAAGTTTGTATTCTTCTATAGTGGTATCCACCAAGAAAACCTTTTCTTAGTTGTTTACAGGATGGCGATAGTAAGAAACCAGACTTACCATCAACCATCCTATTTA